CCCTTGTGGAGGTGTTGGGCCACTTGGCATTCCACCGGGTGCACCTGTAGGCATACCGCCGGGAGCTGGAGGCTGTCCAGCTTGTGGTGCCTGACCGGGCTGTTGCTGTTGACTAGGATCTTGTGGGTTCAACTGTTGTCCGGGTTGCATGTTGTTGGTGTCTACTCCACCGATTGGCAGGCCATGACTATCAGCTACGCCACCTGTTGCAGGAACTCCTGAGTCGTGTGGATTAGGGCTGACGAAGATCTTAGGATCCATATCCATGGCTTCATTGATGCCAATGTTGTCCATGATTTCAGGATTGCCATGGGTGTTGATGCTATGACGCATCTGTGCCAGTGTTGGGGTATTCATAGGTTTTCCTTGTACGTCGCCGCCTCCTGCATAGAGGTCAGGCAATTGAATCGGTTTTCTTCTTATCTCTTGGATCTGTCCATTGCCATATCGTTCTTCATCTTCGGGACGAACCATATTGCCAGTCATTGCCATCTCTTTACGCAATGCCTCAATATAGTCTTCATGGCTACGACGAGGGAATGGCTCACGCAATTCAGCTCTTGGCAGGAATTGCACCAATGCCTTGTCAATACCCTTGGACGCAAGGGCTCGGCTACGATGACGGCCCTCGTGCCCAGTAATGTGAGGCGTGATAGGCAATCCTACTTCCTGTTTGTCCAATTGAAGGAACGGTACATCATTAAAGCCATGCTTAAGCTTTGCCAAGTGTTTGATGTACTGGTCATGAGTCATCTCTTTTTGGTTGAATTGCTTCTGATATTTCATCATTAACTGTGCTCTTTGCTGGGGATTTAAGTTTGACCATTCTTGATCACTTAATCCGGAATGCAAGAACACTTCACGCATCGAAGGTTTTTTGTCTGACTCGGTGAAGTATCGTTTGTTCTTAGCTATATCCATAGGGATTGGCATAGCGTACTTCTCAAAGTCGGCAGGGTTTATAGTTGCCACCGCTCTTGCGTTGTCACCTGAAAATGCACTTCTCAGGGCGTGGTAGCCATACATATCGTGAAGGTTTGGTATCTCATCTTCGGCACGTTGAAGCCTCAATGATCCATGTTTACCTTCTCTGTCCTTGATGTATTGGCGTAAGTCTTTTACGTCACCACCATCGGCTTTGGTGATGTCATGCTCATTTGGATCATAGGTGCCACGGTTACCGATGGCTGATTTGAGCTGGTGTGGATGAAGCAAGATATGGCTGTCACCTTCACCTTCATGCTCGTTCTTGTATACGATGCTGTCATGCCCAAGCTTATGCAGGTATGCCTTCAAAGCTTTTGATTTCTCGCCCGGATTCCATTCATAGTCATTGGCCCACAATCTATTGCTTTTCTTTCCTAGAGCCTTATCCATATTGAACTCATCATTGAAGTAGTCATCAACGTGTTCTTTGGGGATCGAATGAATATGGCCTTGATCTGCTTTCTCCATCATTGTGCTAAGGATGTCATTGACACCCCAGCGGCCTGACCTGTTTTCATCCAGTCTCAATGGGTTCTTGGTATGGATGTGCAATGGCATCACGCTTGGTGCTTTATCTACAGTGCGAGAGAAATTGCCCGGCCCACTAATATCTTTAATTCGTTTGTTAGCTTGGTCAGCAGTGCCAACATGGATGCCAAACTTATAGTATTCGTCATCCCCATGGTTTGTTTTGGGCGTGGCGAAATCATCATAGGTGCCATGGTAGACACGATTCTTTACCTTGCTGTCTTTGAGATAGGCCGCTTTGCCGCCTTTAGCCATTCTTTGCTTACCGTTGTCCTTGAGCCATTGCTCATAGGTCGGCTGGTTTGGGGTGTGGTGCTTTTCGTAGTAACTCCGGTACTCGTTGCTCAGTGCTTCGTTGTGCGTGGCTTTACGCTTGAAGTCTTCGATCTGAGCACGAATGTGTGGGGGTAACTTGTCGGGCACGATAGTATCCAATTTGAGTAATAGTGTAATTATGCTATGGGAGGGCAATTAGGGCAACGCCCATCACCTTGGCACACTCCGAGACTCTCGCAACTCCGCTTGCTCTTTTCTCCACTTGATCCATTCTCTGAGTTGTTGGACGGCGAGTTGTTCCCAAATTTCGGTGTTGGTTTGGACGCTGATCTCGAAGCTATTGTTTCTGACAGTACATCGAACCCCATCGAGATAGAGCGTTCGCTCGTACGTCTCGTGGTCTTTTTTGTAGTACATGTAGTCTTCATTGCCCATCTTCATCCTTTCCTAGGGTTTTCCCTTACTAATGCCATTAGTAGTGTCACGCTGAATAAGGGTTCTCTCTACCACGACTATTGTAGATCTCCGCATCAGAAATGTCCTCTTGTTCAATCTCTTCTCTTGGTGGTGCATCGATGCTGATCCACCCGGCATCACGCAGATAGCGGAGCCCTTGGCTGATGCAGTCGACGAACTCGTCATGAGCTGTGCCTTCAGGGAAGGAGCAGATCTGACTTACCATGCCCTCGGCCCAATCTCTCACGAATCCCCTGCGTACTGATGACTCAGGCACCCACACTCGGCCTGCCTTAATGATGTTCGCCACGATCGATAGTCGTTGGACTTTGTCAGCTCTGCCGGGGTTATATGCATGGACTGGCAGATGGGCACGTTGCAAGTCTTGTATAAGACTGATGCCTGCTGACTTGTCCTCAACTAGTACGATGTCAACCAGCTTACGGTCTCGGCCCTCACCATAGACGACCTCGAACTCTTCCAGCACCTTGGGTCGAAGGTCAGGGTATTGAAGGTGTTCCTGCCAGCAATCAAGGATGAGCACTGACATGCCGCCATCCAATGGTTTGAATACCGCCATGGTGATCGAGCCTGTCGGATCGTTGTAGGTCTTGTCTGAAGTCGCACAGTCGTATGACTGGATGACGTACTCGAACTTGGGGAACTTCTTACCATCGGGCCATAGTCGGAACCATTCACGCTTGACGATGCCTCCCTCTTCAGGGTCGATGATCTCTGCGTGGATCTCTTGGCGGCCTAGGTTCGTGCCCTCGTACTGAAGGATCTGTTTCTGAAAGGATGGGGCGAGGTTCTTGATGTTGACGTAAGTCGATGCCTTGGTCACTGTTACGTCGTCACCTTCTCGGTGGAGCAGATCCATGATCAATGGTTTTGGTTTGGGCGTGGTAGAGCACAGTATCTTGGTGCCACGCTTACCGATCAGACGTACAGAGAACTGGATCATGTCCCACGTCTCTTGCAGATAGTCCCATGCGGCGAGCTCATCTAGCCACGCTCCATGGTACTGACCACCACGATGACGCTCAGGTTCTGACGCTGGTACGCCAGTAATAATGGAGCCATTCCACAGCTTGAGCTGGTGCAGGGATTTGTTGTAGTCGATTACGAGCTCTTTAGGGATCACAGCCAGTAGGCCGGACTCACCTTCAAAGCAGGTATTGCGTAAGTCCGAGCTAGTCGGAGCGGATACGAGCCAGCGAGTATTGGGCTCACTAGCGGCCCAGTAGCCAAGTGTCTCAGCACTGGTGCGTGTCTTACCTGAGCCTCGCCCACCGAGCATAAGCCATATGTTCCAGTCGCCAGCAGGTTCAAGTTGGAACTTGTGGGCCTTACTGTTCCATTTAGCACGCCACTCGAAGGTGATCTGCTCTCTAGGGTCTAGGCTTCTAAACCTATCCCTGATGTCGGGGCTCTTTAATAGCTCGACTATCGAGCTCATTGACCTTCTTGCCTAGACATAGAGTAATGCTTCAAGAGCTCGTCGAATATATCGAACTGGCCCTCAACTCTCACTGGGGCATTGGGATCCCCGGCTATTTCAGTCCTTGCTAGTTTAGGCACATGGTATTCCACCACGCTTTGGAACATGTCGAATGCTTTGGCTGGGTTAGGTGGGACAACGTATTTGCCCTCTTCATCCTTCACACCATCAGCAACCCTGTCGAGCCACTCAGTGAGCCTAGGAGCATTCGAGTCTACGAATAGGGCTATGGCCTGTCGTGCCTCTCCTGTGCTCTTGTTGGGGCTTCCTGCTGGTCTGCCAGCACCTTTCTTAGCTGTAGTCATATCTCACCCCAATATTTTTGAATTGTTTATTCAGGATGTTAGTGACTACTATCGTTTGTAATTGCATATACATCTTCTATCCTTTCACACATATTTTCAGTGCATTGATGATAGGAAGTGTAATCGATTATTACAGGCTTTGTGAAGTGATATCCACAGCAGGCATGTCTACCCACTCTCCGTATTCATAGACCATCTCATAGTTCTGTAACCATATCTGCCACCATTTAGATACCTTCTTAGTATCGGCGTAGACGTATCTCCATTGAGTGAGATATTCAGTTACTCCGGCGAATTGTCTTTTAGCAAGCCGGAATTCTTTCTGTCTAATCATATTGATGATCCAGCATCTCATGTATAGAGGATAGGCAGTATGGACAAAATGATACTGGGATGGATCCGAAGTATCCACTAGTGCCTCCCTCTCCCTCTGTGAACTCACAGGCACATGTTGAGCATGTGTATCTCTTCTCTGCTTGTTTCCGGTCTTCGGTTGTGAAGGTAGTCATTTATGTAGGTTCTCGGCGATTTTGGTTAGATTTCCAATGTGGTTTTGAGTTAGCTCTGTTAAACGTGCATTGACTGCTTCAAGCATTTTGATTTTGGCATCTTGATAACGTATAAGGTTAGCGGCTTCAGTGATGTGCGTGCCAATGTAAAGCTCTTCCAAACGATCTGCTAGTTCATGTCTGTTCATATCTCCTGTGCCTTTCTTAGTATTGCTCTAGCAAATGCAATCATGTCAGGAATACTGCAATCTTCACCAATCCAACATTCATCCAATCCAAGAACACCTTTAATTTCAAAGTCTGTTAGTGTCTTTGCTAAATGGGTGTAGAGTGGTACAGATTTAGCATCACCACCTTTAAGACGGCACAGTTCATCTGCTTCTTCTTTATAAAGAAATACATCATGCGGGTTTCCTTCCCATACTGCCCACGCTACTGGTTCATTAATCATTTGTTTTCCCTTGTTGGGTGAAAGTAAACAGGCACTACTACGCCCTTATTGTCTGTGGCCTCAATAAACCGTTTTACCTTCTTACGGTTGATCAGAAAGCATATGAATTCGCCATCCTGATATCCCATCCATCCTACTGGTTCCGGGAGCTGGACGCTGGCACCTGTGTCTACTATGTGTGGGATATTGTTCATTTTTGTTTTGACTGCCAAATAATTAATTGACCTGTTTCGGCACGCTCATCAATAAACTTAAGCAACGCTTTGATTTCAGATTGTGATTCCATCCAATATTCGCACATAACTTCTGCGGCTCTGTCAGCATAGGTTCGTTTGAATATCTCATCAAGGCATGACTTTTTTAAAGACTCATTCTCAGTTTGTAGCTGGCGAAGCATGGCGGCGGCATTACCTATAGGCGATGCCCTCCATTCTTCAAGAGAGCAATCATAAGAAATGCTATCCAACTCATCAGCTAGTTCATTTGCGTTCATTCTGAACCTTTCTGACTTGCGGAAAATGCTTGGCAAGAAGCTCATCTTCCGACTGATTATTGATAGGGTAATTCTTTTTAAGATCTGAGCACATTGAACAGGTTTCAGCAGGTTCATCCAAAAAGAAATTACACCAAATATGGTGTTCACCTAAAAATGCTTTACGAGCATCTACCCATGCATTCCAATCGTCGTTTATTGCCTTGGCTACTTCTTTTGCTGGAATTATCTTAGCCATTCTCTTATGCCTTATTGGGTGGGGAAGGACAGTCTTTTTGTATACATGTCGCTTCATATAGCCTGTGCCGAATAGTGTCAGCCCTTCCCCATAGTCTTTAGTTGTTCTCTCTATCTGCAATGTCCATCTGCAAGATACGCTTCTCTGCCCATGCCCGGTATGACTTGAGATCTTTATTTTCTGCCTTAAGCTCGTCAATCTGCCCTTTTTGGTTCTTCATGATGCTTGAGGCCCTCTCGATCCAGTCAGATACTTCCTGCGGCATGTCAAACTTTTTTTCCACTGCCTTAGCTGGTTTCTTAACAGCAGGCTTTGCCGTCAGGATTGCCGCTTTCTTTACTGGTGCTTTAGTTGCCATGATGATCCTTAAGTTGGTTTCTACATTCTCTAATAACTGACTGGGGCACGTCTACTGCTGTTGGGTAAGATGCCATCCGGCAGTCATAGGTTACTTGCTCGACCATAAACACATCAGGAGCAAAAGCCAAGGCAAACACAGAGATAATAAACAATGCACCAATGATGATCCGATCGAGGATCGACTCCTCCTGTACCTTGTAGACATTCATGCCTCCTCCACTGTGATTTTGTATTTCTTGCCATAACGGTCTTCTACGTTGATGGTCTTCTTGGTTGACTGGAACTGGCCTTGTGGGCCAAGGTCGTATTGGGGGCGGCTTACGCTACCAAGCAGACGCATGTACTTGTCGTCTTCTGCCTTCATCTCTTTGCTAATCAATTCAGCGATGTAATCACAATAAGCCATGAGGCTTGTGGCCTGCTCAAAAGCTTTGTTTGTGATCTCTGCCATTGTTTTAAATTCGTCCATCATTTTGTTCTCCAGTGAATAGATTCTAACATTGAGTTAGAGGCATCACGCCTCTTCTGTTTCTTTTGTTTCGATTAGGGTTACTTTGGCACGCTGAATAATGGTTTGCTTCTCACCCTTGTACTCTGCGTGGGCCTTGATGGTAGCTTTGAGCTCGATATCAGCCTTTTCCAATACTGGGAAGAACTGATTGAAGTCATCGCCCTTAACGCTCAGGCCAAGAACTGCCTTGGTCTTGTAAACGATACGGTTGCCAGCCTCATCACGCATCAGGTAGATGTACATGGTAGAGCTGTCATAGTAGGAGAACTTCTGTACTTCTACTTCAACTACTTTGTCCACATGCAACTTGAGCTGTACACGCTCGTTCTCTACACCTAAGTGAGCACTACGGGCCTTTTGCTCTTCAATGGCTTTAGTCATTGCGGCACGACGCTCGTCAGCCTTAGCAATCATGTTGAGTACAGCGGCAGATTGCTTTTCAGTCAGTTTGCCGTAGGTGTCAAAAGCTTTAGCCAAGCTACCTACGAAGTTGTCTGAATACACAACTCCATGGATTTCAACGTCACGACCAGTGCTAATGAAGGCTTCGATCACTGCATGATCGGGAGTGTTTTTACGCCAAGTCTTTTGGGCGTTGCCAATGATGTTGGCCCGTACAGCCTGAGCGTAAGCTTCAGGGTGCTCGACGTGTGAATAATCTCTAAAAGTCATTTGGTTCTCCTAAATAAACCTGCATCGTTGCAGTGGTGACAGTATAACTCAAAGTTAGATTCTTGTGTCAACAATTATTTATCTAGGTGTTTTCCCTAGTGCTTTGTTGGATTTATGGGATTGCATGTAAAAGTCTCTGATTTGACCCCCATAACCTTATTTAGAAGTTTGCTGGTCTTATCTGTGGCATGGGCGAAGTTGTACTTTGCCTTGGTTTCTGCCAGTGTTACAGCCATAAAGTCGTCAAGATTACCTTCGTGCTTCTCCACAATGAGCACAGCAGTGGCTAAAAGGGTCGTAGAGACGTTCGTAATGACACTTAAGGCCACACTGATGCCTTCATTGGCGATAAGCTTAGTCAGGTGCTTATGGATGACAGGGTCAAGCTTCTCTAGGATCTCTTTGACCTTTGCCATCTCTTCAGGCTTCATCTTCCACCGCCATTCTGCGTTTTAGTAAATTAAAAGTCTCTTCGTATGCTGTTTTAACGATCTCATCCACGAATTCATTGAGACGTTGTCCGCTGAATACATAGCACCGGGCAAAGATTGCCAAGTTCTCCATGTCCTCGTTCTTGAACTCCAAGGGAATACTCATCCCAAGGCGTTCTACCTTTTCTTGTACATCAATCTGCTCTCTGATTCGTGCTACTGGATCAATCCGTCTTGAGAACCCCATTTTGAGCCTCCTTTTTATTGTCTAAACGAGTACGGATGGCTTTGGCAACATCACGGATAGCGGTACAAATTTCACCTTCATCTTCATCATTCGCCATGGCTTCTGCTACCTTTGCACACTCTTCACGCTCCAGCTCCACAGCCTTCTTAGCGGCTTGCATAGCGATCATCATGATCTTGCCCTGCTCAACGTCCATTGCCTCATCGAACTCTTGCTGGGTGAACAATGTGATAGCTCCACCGCCCCCAAGTAGTTGACGTTGCAATTGGCTCATTTCCTTCTTTTCAGTCATTCGGTTTCCTCTCAGGTGTTTCGTAGGTATGGATGCCATACCAATGGTTTCTCAGTGTTTCAGGGTACATATTTACTAGCCACTCTTGGAATGCCAAGGCAGGATTGATATTCAAAAGCAATCCATCCTCGTCCCGGCATTGCATAAGAGCAATTACTAGATTTTCCAATGATTCTTGGCTAATGTTTTTTTTATTTGATTTCATTTTCTAACCTTGGCATCAACAATACGCATCAATGGGCCATCTTTTTCTAAAAGCAATTCCAATTCCAAAATCATTGATCGTTGAAATGGTTTAGATTCAGGTTTAATTCGATACATTTCTAGTTCCCAACAAGGATTTGATACTTCTACCCAATCTCCCTTGAAATCCCAATATTCAATTTGAGCACCATCAGCCCATGCTTTGATTAGTTGTGCATGTCTATGTGGCTTCATCTAATCCTCGACACTTTGGCCCGGCGTAAAACCTCTTCGTACTGTTTACGTCCAAGGTCGTCCAGCTTACGCAGTGGAAGCTCTTGGTAGTACTTCCACTTTGTCTTGTACTCTTCCAGCTCGCTGGCAGGCACCCAGCCAAGGGCACGCCAGCGAATGGTGATATCGGTACCTGCCGATGTCCAAATGTGATCATTGTCTTTATGCATACTGCCTCCTTAAAAAGAAAAGTCGTAGTACTCGTCACGCTCACCTACAAATAAACCCCCGGCATCTGTTTTGTTAAATCTACCAGTTTCAGGATTGATATACATCTGAACCCAGCGGCAATTAGGTTCTTTTTGCTTGTAGTAATACACAGGGCCGTTAGGGTTTGGTGAGAACTCATAGTCCTGACTTTCGGATATCCCGTTGTTGTCGATACGTTTTACATTATCTTGCTGGACGTGGATTAGCAAGCCCTTGCCTGCCTTCTCTACTTTGATGATGGTGCCAGCGTGGCGATCAGAGTAGGAAGTCATCGTGACTCCCATGCCAACTGTTGGGGCCGGAGCCCCGACTACCATGCGTTCTTGCAGACGATTGATTAGTGATCCGTACATTATGCGACTCCCATATTTTCAAGTTGATCTAAGGTCACGATCTTGACTGTGCCTTTGTTAAGTGCGTAGTTCCAGCGTTTAGCCATTACAAACCGTACAGCTTGTAGGTAGGTCAATGGAATAGTTTTAACTGTCCAAGTGTTGTCGTAGTCGTTGTGCATCACTACTACGTTTTCTTTAGTCCATGCTGTTGTCATTTGATTCTCCAATTAAAGATGGGGCCAAAGCCCCATGAATTATTTTTTAGGTGAAACACGAATGTCAGCACGACCCTCTTTGCGGAACTTGTTGAGTGTCTCTTCTGTGATGCCGTACTCAACGCACAAAGCGGCGTAGTCAACTGTGCCGGAAACTTGAACCAACTTAACTTCTACGCTGTGCAACTCGCCAGCATGTTTACCTTCGCCGTACTTGTTAGCGATGTCAGCCTTGATTGCTTTTACTTTCTCAGCCAAAGCTTTTGCTTCTTGGTCGAGCACATAGAGTGCGTCGATGTCGTTTGCTAAAGACTCTACAGTTGCGAGAGCTTGGATGTTTGCTTGAATTTCTGTGATCATTTGAATCTCCTAAATAAACCTGCGACGTTGCAGTAAGTAAGACTGTAACAGAAAGTTAGAGTCTTGCAAGTCTTTTTTGATTTATTTTTCTAAGGAAAACCCTAATATTGTTGCTTTTGTGCAAAAAGATTTTTCAAAGTCTCATTCAAAGCATCAATTTCTTCCATTTTGGCTAAATGCCAAGCCACTTTCTCACCATGCCAACCCATCTTGGAGCCTTGATGGCAGGACTTGCATAGGGCCACAACGGCATAAGAGCACCGTTGCTTGATATGGTGGGCATCACTGGGGCCCGACTGTCCACATACAGAGCAGGGAAGTTCTTTAATCCTGCTTATCCACTCCCGTTCTTTCTTCGTCAGACTATTGTTCACATTGCCGCCCTATCCATGACTCGATTGCTGGCCTCTGTAGACCTCCAAACCTCAATACGGGCCTGAGCTGATACCAATCCCCATCTGAGTGTCTCTTCGGCCTCCACAGCCGCTTGTAGGCCCTTTAGCACCTCTAGGTAGGATGCATCTGCATAGGCTTCTATTTCAGCCGCCGCAACGGTCTTTACGCCGTTTTGCATAGCTGTCTTCATCAGCATGGCTTTTTGGCTTTTGCGGTACTCCTCAAGGTAGGTACGCTGGGCCTTGGCTTCTGCGTATTTCTTACCATGGGTGTACAGGTAATCAACTGCGTCATTAATATCTTTTTGGTTCATGGTTACTCCAAATTGGCATCTAGCAATGCATCTAGACGGGCGTGAAGGCCATCACGATTAGCTTGGCCTATGGTTCTTCCATCATCAATCTTCATTGGATTTGTCAAATAATCTTTAATTTCAGGGCCTACTTCAAAAGTAATCGCAGTGTTATCTTTTTTTGTTTTGATGCTGATCGATATACCCTTGTAGTTGATACCTACAATTCCTACTTCTTCTACGCAATCACTCATTTTCCATACCTCGCAATTAATGCGGCATCAGCCAGTGCTTGACCTTTGCCTTTTGTATCTAATGCACGCCACTGAGGCCACAACTGGATGGCTCTTGCTCGTGCGGCTTCTTTATCGGTGCCAATCAATCCTGCGGCCTTCTTCCATTTCTGTGGAGTGACCATGGTGTGTGCATAGCCTAGTACGCCAATTACGCCCATGACGGTTCCACAGCTATGACCAAAGTTAAACATAGAACTCACACCTTGGCCCGGCATAGCATGTACATCCTCAATGTAGACATGATCCACATGAACGCCATGATCTAAAAAGTAGGTTAACTCTGATGCATTGACACGAGTTGATTTACCTATTTTGTAGGTAGGCATTGCTGTCCACTCGATGGGCACTCCATCATCCAAAATAACGATGGCACCGGACGCTCCCGGATCAATTCCAATCGTTAGCATATTCGCCCTCATTCTCACGCCCCATAGACTGGTGCTGAACCATTTCTTCCAATCCTTCGAGCTCGTCATTGAACTTGAACTTGAGAATCTTTAAAGCTTTGAGTGCCAGCTCATCTGAACCGTTGTACAGAACACTGATGAGGTCAGCCTCACTCAGTCTTTCCATGACGT